TCACCTTTGTCCAGTTTCACATGAAGAAAATCCATTAAATCAGGATGTGTTACATTAAGTATACCCATGAGTGCAGTTCGACGGTTCTTACCTGCTCTAACATGGTCTCCAATCTCATTGATCATTTTAAGCACAGACACAGACCCTGGGGCAGAGTTAGCAACATTACCAATGTCATCCCCCTTAGGTCTAATCTTAGAGACATTAAATCCAATGCCCCCTCCAGCACAAGAGATCTGGTACATATCATCTACGGTCTTACCAATACTTTGTACAGTATCTTCAGGTACAATGACATAGCAGTTGAGCATATTGTAACTACCACTATTCCTACCTGCCCCATAGATAATTCTACCCCCAGGAATGAAGTCACCACTACCTACGATATCATAAAATAATTTCTCTATCTTCTCCTTATCCGCATCCTTCTCAGCAGTAGCTACAGACCTAGCAATAACTTTAGCTCTCTCAGCCCACTTGGTTTCTCCTGGGTATGCGTATCTCGTATCAAAGATCTCTTGCCCCAGTTCGGATAATTTTACTTGTGCCATATTTTAGATATACCTTTCTTTTTCTCTACGGTTAACCTCTTGGACGAGTCTAATAATGTCTTAAGGTGTTTGTTGTGTGTGATAACGAATATTTGTCTTGTCTTCTTCAACTCCAGCAATAGATTATAGAGTCCCTGTATACCATCCTCATCTATATTCTCAGCTACTTCATCGAAAAATAGTAGATTAGAGTGGTTTGTGTCTGTGAGTAGTAAAAGGTCTTTAAGAGCCATCATGATGGCAAGGTTTAGTTTTCTCTTTTCGCCTCCAGACAATGATATATAGTGTATTTCTTGGTCCCCAATTTTTATGTACTCGGATAATTCTTCATCAAATTCTAAAGAAAAGTTAGGATCTGTTAAATATGATAAGTAATAGTTAGTACGGTCATTAAAATACTCCAAAACATTACGAATAATATACTTAATAATTCCTTTCTCTGATAATGCTCTCTCCCAGAACCTCATTACCTGAGATCCTGTGTGGGAAATAGCTTTCCTATCCTCTAACTCCTTAATCTTCTCTTCCTTCTCCTTCCTTAGACCATCTAACACTTCAGCATTACCCTGAGCCAGTCTAGCATACTCTACTGTGTATAGTGGGGCAGCATGACACACAGGATATTCCATGCTCTCCATTCTATCACGCACTCCATCCAATTCAAACTGTTTTTCTGCCATTTTCTCAACAAAATCATCTTTGGGGACAGTCTGCCCACAAGTAAGGCATTTAGGGTGCTTGTCTGCCATCTTATTTTTATAATGTGATATAGCATACTCTAAAGACTCCTCTTCCCTCTCAAGCTTCTCCCATAGGCGAGTATTCTTATTGTAAATATCCCACTTCTTCTCTAGCTCATTCAGATCTATATTAATATCTGTCTGAATATTTGATATCTTTCTATCCAAGTCTTCCACATCTAACTTAATGGTATGTATAACTGCGTCTGCTACCTTAATCCTCTGTGAGTACTCAGACTTATACTCTCTAATATGCTCACGCATATCAAAGATCTCATCAAGGTTAAGGAAGTTTCTGATAATGTCTCTCTTAACAGCAGGGGTACAGTCTAAGAAGTTTACATCATTAGCCTGACCGAAGAACATAGATGCTAATAGAACCTTATGGTTTGTACCAAGTAACTCGTCAATGATAGCTTGAGAATCATTAGCATGTTTAGCTGTAATATCCTCACCATCTAAAGTAAGTGTCATCTTAGTTGGCTTCTTACACCTTTCAATGCTTAAGATCTTAGTGTTATCAAGCGATATGTTACAGCTAACCACAAGTCCTTTACCTGCCTGGGAATTAACAAGAGAAGCTTCAGTACTTTTGCGTAGAGTCTTACCAGTTAGAGCAAAGTAAATAGCTTCTACGATAGAGCTTTTACCTGACCCATTACTTCCACCTGTGTCTAAGTTCTTCCCCTTAATAATGGTTAGCCCATCAAACTTCTTCAAGTTTATACGGGCTTTCTTAATGGACAAGAAGTTTTGTATTGTTATATCTCTAATCTTCATCTGGTAGTGGGTCTCCTTTCTTTAGCAGAGAGTATCCTTCCATTAAATTTTCTTTAGTTAAGGTAGGAGATACATCGCAGTTCTCGACATAATCAGTAATAATCTGCTCGTTAATCGTAAACAGATCTCTATTAGGTTTATACTTAGATATTTCATCATCATCTCCAAACGCAGGAGCTACTTTAATATCTAATTCCTCCACACGCAAGTTCTCAGATAGTTCAGAGGCAGACTCATCTGATCGTAATGCTACTCGTAACATAGTATACCAACTAGCGTCACTTAATTCCTTAGCACGATCATTAGCATCCTCTAAAGAAGTTACCACATGTCTGGGTCCGAATCGTATTTCTTTGAATTCTTCCCTGACAGGTCCGAGGACTTCTTCATGAAGGACAAGATAATATCCTTGGGCTCCTGCTTCACCATAGTTTGTGCTGTACGGAGTGCCAAGAATTGTAACCAATCCATTTTGTTTAAAGTTATGAATATGTCCAAGGTAAGTTTTACACTTAAAGTCAGAGATGCTAAGAGTAGAATCGGCATCACCAACAGAATTGAGACTACCGAGATAACCAAAGTGCCCAAAAGCTTGAGCGTTTTGAGGGCACCGTGACAGATACGCTCTAATAGTGTCCTCATTTTCGTAATGAGGGATGAAATATTTATCATTATAAACTCCAAATCGGTTCCAAACATGGACATACTGAGATCTATACACTTCTAATGCTGTCAGACCATTATCTGATTTATCAGCAGAATCGTGATTGCCTCTCAAAAGGTGTACGGTTATACTAGCATCTGTCCAAATGTCTAGCAACTCTTTAAACCCAACCAATACTTTTGGAGTGGGATTTCTATGCATGAATATGTCCCCTAGAAAAATAATCTCTCCAGGATTCTCTTCAGCAATAATAGATTCTATAGTAGCTAGTTGAGCATTAAGATGCCCCCTACTTTTACTATCTAAATGAATGTCTCCTATAACTACAGTTCTCATAGAACAGGTCTCCCATCTTTAAACTCTACCTCTTTACCATCCCCAAAGGAAGTGCCTACTTCAGCATCAATCTTTAAAGGAAGGTTAAACTGAATACCGAAGTCCTTCTTAACTGTCTTATAGTTTACCATCTCATCGTACACAATCTCTAGCACCTCCTCCACCTCATCGTGAGGAGCGATAATCTCTACAGAGTCATGTACGGTTGCTACGATACGGGCATTGAGTCCCTTAAACGATTGCGTGATACCTTTGATCGCACAGAGCAGTATGTCAGACGCTGCGCTTTGGATTGTAAAGTTGAGTCCTTGTCGGAGCGCACCTTTAGAAACTTGATTATCGCGTGAAGTAACATCAGGGAGATGCCTACGCCTCCCAAATATAGTATATGCATATTGGTTTTGCCTAATAAAATCATGGACGAAATCCATGTAGCGGAAAATGCCAGGATAAACTTCTGCGTACTTTTCAATTATCTTTTCTGCTCTTCTTTGTGAGATGCCTGTAGTTTCCGAAAGACGGTACGCCCCACCTCCATAAGCAATAAGGAACGATACCGCTTTAGCAATCTGCCGTTCCTGCTTCTTAATCTTCTCTTCTTTCTTTTGGAACAACAAACTTGCCGTATAAGTATGTAGATCTACTCCAGCAGTAAATGCCTCCTGCATCTTAGTTTCTTTAGCAATGTGTGCTAGAACCCTCAACTCCATCGCAGCATAGTCTACAGTAATAAAAGAGTATCCTTCGGGAGCAGTGAACATACTTCTTATATTGTGCTTGTCCTCTCTGGGGAGTGTGTGGAACGATACACCCATATTACTATAAGAAGCACAACTAAGACGACCAGTTAGAGTCCCGTCCATTCGGTAATCTACATACACCTTATTAACATCATTAATATCTACTGCTCTCTTAATACCATTCACATAAGTATTATACAGCTTTTGTACTTTGCGTAGCTCTAATAAGGAATCTAACCAACCCTTAGCTTCGCGCAAATCTTCTGTAGACTTCTTGCTAATATAGTCTGCGCTGATCTGCTTGTCTAGGTTTTTATTTCTTCTTGCCACGCTTTTCTAACTCCGCTTCAATTTGGGTTAAAAGTGTATCTAGGGATTGTTTGTTAGTAGAAGGATTTCCTTTACTTGTCATTACAGGGGGGTAAAAACCAAACCCCGAATCAGAGTAGAGAATATCAATAAGATTTTTTGTAGACAACAAGTTTGCAGTCTTCGCTACCTTGTCTGACACATACAATCCATCTTCAATATCCATCAACAACTGATTCAGGGTTTGGCCCACCACACCCAACTCGTCTAAGCTAACATCCAATCCTTTATACTCAATGTCTGCGAATACAGGGAAAAGAGGAGAAAGAAGTTTGTCTAGCACAGGTAATGTCCCGTTCGCCACCAGTTTGTCCCTTAGTTCATCATATATCCTCAAAGTATATGAGGCATCTAAGGCATTACCCGTTGCACACTCTTCCAGGGTAAGTGCGGCCCAATCAAACTTCTTTCCCTCTTTTACTGTAAGCACTAGAAGTTCTCCAATTCTTCAGGGAAGAAGAGTTTCACTAGATCCATGAGACTCTTAGGGAGGACTTCGTTATACAGGTGTGCCATGATTTTTGTATCGTATACATTCACAGGAGAAATGCCATACTTGAGGAGGAACTTAATATCAAACTTACAGTTCTGGAGGATCTTCTTATTGGATTGATTCTCCAGTACCCACTTCACATGAGTACCCAGTATACTAGCACCCTCATCCTCAGTAAAAGGACTTTCTCTATGAAATATCGGGATAACCCAATTTCCTTTAGACGTACTAAAGGCTATGGTCATAATGGTGTCTGTTAAAAAGTTAAGCCCCGTTGTCTCAATGTCACACGCTAGGTCATCGCTAGTTTGGGATAATTCATCACAGACCTTCTCAACATCCTCCATAGTAGAGAGGAGAGTGTAATCAAAGTCTGCCTTGGTTGTATTCCCAAACACATACTTGTCAACAGAGTTCTTAATGTCCCTCTCAAAGAGAAACTTATTCTTAGGTTCAACCACTACCTGATAGGGGTGATACAAAGGAACCACATTATACTCTTCGTACTTGTACAGGGAGCCCCTCTTATTAGTAATCCCAGACTTTTTAATAAGCATCTTCATGGCTAGGTTACCACAAACGAACACTAGCTTAGGTTTGTAGCTATCTATAGTACGAAACAAATGCTCTCTACAAATCTCCCTATCTGATGGGGTCATGTCAGCATCTTTGACGCTAGGACACTTTACAGATGGAGAGAATGCATAAGAAACTTTAAGTGGGACTATAATATCTTCGATGAGGTCTTTTGCTTGCTTAGGTAAGGGGATACACTTCCCATTATTTTTACAGGCATAGGACTCAGTAACGAACAATACATCTACGGGCTTAACACTCTCATAATCAACAATACAATGTTCAGACTTGTTGATCTTAAGAATGGAGCAACCCTCACATAGAGGATTGATACCCACTCCGCTCTCAGCATATAAATTATTAAGGTTCATGGCGAAACACTACATAGACAACAAAAGGTTTGAGGAACTGATCTTATTATACCAAGAAGATCCAAGAAAACATGAGGAAGAGCTATTTTCTATGTTTGATCTGCTAATCCATAACATTGTTAATTCTTACGGATTCACAGTAGATCTAGATGATGCCAAACAAGAATGCTTTGTACTTATTCTTAAGACCATAGGAAAGTTCAAACCAGAAAATGGAAAAGCTTTTAATTACTTCACTACAATTATAATGAATAATCTCAGGCTAATCTACACAAAGAATAAGAAATATAAAGAGAAGCTGGATGCTTACGAAGAACTGATGAAAAATAAGTCTAGCTAACCGTATCTTCGCATAGCTAACAACGCATACCCAACTATATCTTGATAAGGGTTCTCATCAAATGCGTCTGGGTCATTAGCTATGCGAAATAGCTTATCCAGTATCCTGGCAATTGTAAGGAGGTCCCCATACTGGTCTACCTCGATACCATTAGGAAACATTTCCTTCAAGCACCTACCACTCCTACCAAAAGAATCCCCATAAGCCTTCTGCTTATCCTCAACAAGCTTCCCCACCATAGACCCTATATCTGAGTAGGTTCTTTCAGAAGCCTTCTTCGTATACTCTCCTTCCATTATTTCTCCAAGCGTAGTCGTCTATAGATGTCAGTTACATGGTCAGTGACGGTTAATCTCTTCTCCCTGCCTCTGCCCTCTAATACTACCAAGCACGGTGTCTTTTTCACACCCCAAATCACAAAACTATGTGGGGTGTCGAAGGAATTGATAACTGATAGAGAAACTTTAGGTGGTTTGTTTTTAATAGCTTCCAATACATTATCGGAAACTGTGTCCCACAGAGAGGTAAAGAGAATAAACTCCCTGTTACCTCGCGCTCTCTGATCTTTAATTAATTTATTTAGCTCGTTCTCTTTTAATAAAGTTCTCAATCTAGTTACTCTTCAGTAGGAGTTTCTTCGGATTCTTCGTCAGGGAAAATAATATCTTCATCTTCAACATGTTTAGCCATTTCTTCCGCTATCTTATGCTTAAGATTAGTTTCTAAGGTAGTTAACCCTAGAAAGAAGATAGATTTAACAAACTTATCTTCTGAAATCTCATCAGGTCTAGTCTGATTTTGGAAACTCTGGAAGGCTTCTGCCTCATCCTTACTTAACTTAAATGTAATTTTCATTCTATCTTTTGTCCTATTTAAAACTTTAACACTCCACTCAGAAACATCAAATGAATCTGCGACCACATCCAAAGCATCTGATACACTCTTGTTCATGATCTATAATAGTACAGAAGGAGACAAACATGGAAGATTTATACAATTTAGATAACATGCGTAAGAAACCCAAGCGTAAGAATAGTAAGGCTAAGGGGTCAGCATTTGAAAGGAAGGTAGCAAAGCTTCTTAATGAACACTTTGAAACTACAGACTTCCAAAGAACCCCTGGGTCAGGAGCATTTGCTACCACGCATAAGCTACCAGACCACCTAAAGATCCATGGGGATTTGATAACTCCTAAGAATTTCATCTATACCATCGAATGTAAGAAGGGTTACAACGATCTGGACCTATACTCCCTACTCAATCCAAAATCTAAGATCTATGAGTTCATCAAACAGACAGAAAAAGATGCTGAAGAAGCAAATAAATCAGGATTAGTGTTGATGGCTCAGGATCGTCGTGATATTATAGTTTTAATTAAGCAAGATAGCCATATATGTAATCAACTAAAGCTTAACAATAAAAGAGTGATATACATACTGAAGGACTATGCCTTAACAGCATTTAAAGATCTACTAAGTATAGATAGGTCTTTATTCTTTAATTAAGTGACTAAACATTAACTCTTGAACTTCTAACAACTTATGCATGAGTTCTGTAGATGAATATTCTATACCTTCTTTAAAAGGTATTAAGTTACCTTCTTTGTGTACTGGTGCAGTACACTTTAAATAAGTTCTCCCACTTGTCTTACTTGTATTAAAGGATGAAGTATATCCTCCTATACTCATACTCCTTCCACTGGCCCTAAACCCTTCACCAGTATCTATATAAGAGTTTAACCCATCCATTAGGTAGGGATTACCTTGATACCTATAAGAATCACCGCTCTTATAATTTTGTACCACCATTTCAGAGTCAGTAGTATCGTAACACCCTCTCATAGTATAAAGAGCAGCTACTTGTCTCCAGGACCTAGCTACTCCTCCTTCTGCTGGAACTCTTTCTCCCTTCTTATTTAGTGTAGTACTTCCTTGCTGTATTCTACCAGTCACCATAGCATACTCTATTCTACCTTTAAAATCGTTCATAAAAGAACTACCTAAAGGAACATCCTGATTATCATGCTCTCGCAACTCCTGCTTAAAACTTTCCATAGCTTGGGGAGATATTCCTAGTTGAGTAAGTGTATCATCATCAAAAGAATCACCCAGCATTTTAAGAGTCTGTGATGGGGACAGATTAGTACTACTATCTTCCCCTGCAAATATCCTATTTAAACCCTTAATATCGTCCTGCATAGTTTTAAAGTTTTCTCTTACCTGCTGCCTAGATTCTGCATCTTGTGCTTGCGCCTCTTTAGCTTTGCTTTTACTCATCCCTTGTATGTCTGTAGGAGGTAATAAAGTATCCACTAAACCCTCATGGTAATCCCTATCTTGTTCTTCTTCTGGGGTAAGTACTTCACCAGACTGGCTACCATGAAAAGCTTTAGACATATTCAAAACAGATCCAGTAGACCCTATATTAGTTCTACCAGAATCATTAGTCCATTTTAAAGAATCATTAATGTAATGAACTTCTTGGTCTGGGTCAACACCGAATCTTTGTACAGAAAGTTTAAGTTCATCTTCATCTAATATATCTCTTAGAACACCCGATCTAACAGGAGATCTAACTTCCCCTCTTTTTGCTGCGTCATTAGCAGACTCTTTAGTATTATAAAATAATCTTTGATCAACTTTAGCTCCACCGACCCCAGCGACAGAAGAACCAACCCTCGCAACAAAATCAGGTTTCATTCTGTCCATATCTCTCTTTCGCCACTTCATCATTTTCCGCATATAAACTTTGAATAATTCTCTAACAGGAATTCTTTCCCCATCCACATCAGATGCCATTATCTCTTGAATTTCTTCGTCCTTATCCAGAATTATACTCATTACATCTGAAACAGACTCCTCTAAAGATTCTGTTTGCTTCGTACCAACTAATTCACCTTCACTAACACCCTTTACAATTTGTAATGCTGTTAATAAGCTATTTCCAAACTTTTCATAAAGGTCTGCAAACATTTTAGTAGCTTCTGCGGTAGCGTGTAAAGAACCTGAACCCCCTGCGGCAGATATGGTCATTAAAGTTACGATAGTATCTAAATCTTCAGAGACATCTGTTATAACCTTAGTAGGAGTAGCTTCCCCCCCTTGATATTTAATCTTATCCCTATCAACTAATTTTAATTTAGCTCTCTCATCTCTATCTACCCCCCATGCATCTAAAGCCTTCTGAGTTTCTTTAAAGAATGTTTGAAATGCTGTTCTATTGTCTGAAAATCCTGAAGACTTCCCATCTTTTGTCCTTTTCCTTAAGTCCCAATCAAAACATAATCCTAAATCATCTAGATCATTAGATTTAATGAATACTCTAAACTTACTAGCTCCTTTTTGTCTCCACTCTACGCCAGTTATGTTTCTTTGTAACTCTTCAAAATCTATTTCTGTAAAATCACCAGACTCACCCCTTAATTTATTTGCTAATTCCACAGTACCTCGTAGATTCTGTACGGACCCTAAAATATCTGCCAAGCTAGGTCGAACATAGGCTGCTCCGTCTTCCTCCCCAAGCACAGCTTCCTCTTCCGTCCTAGTCCTTACACCTTCTCCCTCAACACTAGCATGTATTTTACTAAACAGGGAAGAGCTTTTAGATCCATTCCATACCTTTAGCTCTGTTCCGTACTGTTTCTTAAGAGCCTCATTTCTCCTATGTGCATCTATTCGCGCCTTACCACTTAACCCCTCTATACTTTCGTACTCAGGCTCTTGAGGACGAGGCATCATTACCATCGCTTCTAAACCGTTCTCTTGAGCTACCCCATAAAGATCAGTTATAGATGCGGCAAGTTCAGGACCTATGTGTTCTTCTCCAGGCTCATCAGAGGTCATTGTTAGTATATCTAAAAATTCCTGATGTTGCATTAGCTCCTGGGTTATAGGATCAGATGCTGGAACTGTAGCTCCTATCCCATCTTCCGCAGAACCATCTTCATATCGAGTGTTTAGCTCTGTAGGATACATGGTTTGAGCTAACTCATTTCTATACCTCTCCCAAACCGAAGTTGCCCGACCACCAGCCCCAGGACAAAACTCTAGAGGTTCTCCACCTATGGGAGACTGAATCGTAATACAACTAGTACTTTTATCTTCAACACCCCCATGTGCAAGAGGATCAAAACCCTCATAGCTTTGGCCCACCTGACCATCCACTTGAGAGATAACACTTGCGGCTACGCTATCGCCAGCCTCTGCTGCGGTAACAAGATCAGAGTAGCCTTTCTCCCTAGCATCAGCCTCCTCCAAGCGTACACGAAACTTCCTCTTCTTAAGAAGAGCATAGCTACTTAGTAATTGATTGAAAAAATCCATGATTAAATTAAAAAACCCAACCCAACCAAAGACACAGGCTGAGTTGGGTTTTCAGTTTATATATTATAGTGTACTAGCCTATCGTATCTCCCATCTGGAATAAGAAATCGTAACGGAAAGTAACTGAGACAGTGTCAAACTCGTTAGTGGAATAGTTCTTTTCAGCTTTGTTAAAAGCTTTCGGGTAAAGACCAACTAATTTAACCAAAGAAACAGGCTCCATCTGACCATTAAGTTCCAGCACTTCAGCGGTAGTCTTAAAGTTTCCTGGAGAGTTAAGGAATGTAGAAGTAAACTCACCTGTAGCGGGATCATATACAGACTGGAAGTACTTATAAAGTTGCCAGCCCGTCTTAGTCTTTAGCAGGTTATCGAAGGTCACTTCAAGCTCACCCATAGAAGGGCGACCAGGATAATAAGTAACATCATTCACCCTATTAACAGGAATATCCTCAACTGATACCGTCATACCATTAACTTGTTTAGCAGCTAAGGTAAGAGGCTTGGAAAATCCTAACGGAATCTCTACTTCAGCAGGAGGGAAGAATGTAATCTCCCATTGATACGCTCTGATAGAGTCTAAGTCCTGTGAGATTACAGGTAACCCTTCACTGTCGTTTAGGTTTCTCTGTAAGTTATTTGCGTAATAAGAATTTCTTGCCATAATTTAATCCTTTAAAGGTTTAGGTATTTGTTCCTGTTAATGATGCTGCTTGATTAGTGAGGTTAAGTTCGAAAACAATTATCTCAGCAGTTTTCGTGGGCTTCATAAGAACTTTGCACCACAGTTCATTTCTATCTACTCTTACAGCGGTATTGGTAGTTTCATCGCAGACAACTTTGAAATCTACAAGACCCCTTCTTCTACGAATATCATCTAACATAGGATTAACAACATTAGTAATCTTTTCCCAAGTAGTAGAGTCGTTAGGCTCAAACACAAATCGTCTAGTAGAGGCAAGTAGTATCTTTCTTACTTGAATCATAAGCCTTCTAACATTAACTCTATCCAGAGCAGTAGGAGTTCTTTGGGCAGTTCTCTGTCCAAATATAATAATACCATTTTGTGGGAAGTTAACAATTGGGTTCACAACATTCCCCCCACTGTACATTGAGTCCCTATCCCCTTGGTTAACGCTAACCTCAACATTGGTTGGCTTGGTAAGTCTGCCCCTAACAACGCCAGCAGGGGCAAACCAGGGGTCGCCTACCTCGTCCGTGTAAGCCATCTGACGGACTGCATAGATAGCAGGGTCATAATACCTATCCCTAGCCGCAAAAGTGTCGTAGGTCTGCACCCAGGGCCAGTAGATGGCAGCATAATTGCTAGTGATAGCCCCAGTCCTCTCATCGGACTGCCCATTGGTCCAATCAATAGCCTGTTGAACAGTATTTAACCCTTCAGGTGGGGACACTACAGCAAGGAAGCCCTGAGTATTCTCAGCTAAGGTTATAAGATTATTTTGAACATTTTGGTCATTATTCCCAGGAACAATACCTAGAGAAATATTAAGAGTGTCATCATCCAAAGCATAAATACCAGTTTTCTCTGCCACATTTCCTATTACAGCAGTGTCGTCCTGAGTACCGTTTGTTCCACCAGCTAAAGCATAAGTACCCTCTATAGGCTTAACAAATCTTGGGTTAACTGGGATTAGAGCCCCCCCTGATGGAGTTCCATCGAATTCGTTAGCTGTAAATGATGTATTTAAAGTACTTATAAAATCAGTAAGGGCTGTGACCCCAACATCAGCATCTTCAGCTACAAAATATCCTTTAATATATTGTGATTTAAGATCAGTAGACCCAGTGTTAATAACATCTTCAGCAAAAGCACCAGAAGCTAAGAGAGAAATTTTAAACGATTCGGTAGCAGCCCCATCTTTACTAATCTGAAAATTAACATTCTCTCCCCCTGTTCTAAGAACTTGTGCAGAGTACCCACTAGTAGTTCCATCAGACTTAGATCCTTCGTTATACCCTCTTCCAGGGTAAAGACTTTGCACAGAATAAGCTAGACTAGAAGTACCAGTTTGAAGAATACTTACACCAGTAACCGATACGGTAGCACCAGACCCTTGTACCTCCCCACTTGCCCCAATAGGCTGAAGAATCTGCCATGGAGCCGTCCTATCAGGATCTGACCATGCAGAAGCAGTAAGAACCACACTAGATCCCGCAAATCCCGCAGTAATATAACCGCTATTTAAACTAGTGGCATTAAAGTAAGCTCCAACATTAGCCCCATCCAAAGAGCCCCCTATAATCTTTTTAAGGGCTGCGCCTTGAGCATTATTAGACCCAGTCCCAGCAACAGTACCACTAGGAATGTCAAATTGTTTTGGAGTATTAAACAAATTAACCCCATCAATAGCTACCTGAAGAGAAATATATATTGAAGACCCTGTAACCGCATCGTCAAGAGTAACACCACCGTTAACGGCAGAGACTAAGAATGAGGGACATCCACCAAGCTGTACAGTAGCAGAAGCCTCCTTAGCTCCTGAACCAGCAGCCCGAACAAAGTAAAGGGAGTTAGTGGTTTCCAACATTTCCAAGGAACCTTCCAAGCCTTGTCCTGGGATATCCTCAACGGGGTTTCCAAAAGTTTGTACTAATTGTTCTTGAGAAGTAATTAAAGTAGCATTATTGGTAGGACCTTGATCAGCAAACCCAACCACACCTACAACAGACGGATTAATAGAAGTGGAATAATCACTCATATCCTTTTCTATAACATATACACCTGGACTGACGAAATTAGCCATTTTTAATACCTTTATGCGTTAGTAATTTTTAAAACTCTTCTTTTTGCTAAGTTTTTAATAGTGTTGGTTATTGCTGCCTCTGGAACAGCGATAAATTCTCTTGGTGCTAACCACCTAGAGTGAGGACCCTTGGGTGTGGACAGTATAATTTGCCTACCGATATAAGAATCATTTTTTATTACTTTCATAAATCTCTCCTATACTTATTTATCTTTGTTGGCCCCACAACCTAGTTTATTTTTTACGAAACCCATAAATCAGACACAATCTTTTCCACTCTTCCAGTAGAGGTGACGGTAAATTTAGGGCTTGGAATAAACAATTCTGTAGAAATCGTGAACGATTTTCTAATCAATCTCATCTCCCTATCCCCTGCGTCTATAGCGGTGTTATTAGTCTCATCCTCTAGGAAAACCTTTAAACTGTCCGTAAATTCAGTCTTTAGATTTAAGCTAGGATTGAATCTCAATCTAATACTTTGAGATATTTGGTCTAGATCTTCCATATACCTAGTCCATAGATTTACTGAAAAGCTAATTGTTACGGGTACATCTGCCAAACCTATCACCCTCTCTGCTCTCTGTTTATCCTCATCCCATACACTGTTTTGAATTAGTATATTATCATACCTTCTTTTAGTTTCGTCACTTTTAGCAGTGAGTTGATGTATAGTAATGATGGGGAGGATTATATTATTCTCTTGGAACTTTTTAGCTACTGCTCTCTCCCCCGCTGCATGCATAGACTTTATTCTAGTTAGCTTATTATCTCCTGTTACATAGTGTACATTTCCAAAAGCCACTATTAAAGATCTTAAAACTTCCTTATACACAAAAGGGGAAACTGTAGAGTTATTAATTGCATTTAATATAAATGCCCTCCATGTAGCAGAAGAAGTTCTACCTACAGCACTAGTAGAAGTACCATCATATTCTGTAGTAGCTTCTATAATCTCTGGGATGGTCTTCCCTAGATATACATTCTCTCTAGTTTTCAAGGTTCAGATACCCCCCAAGATCGTCAGTTCTTTCATCCAAGTCCTCATCCAAGACAGCTTCAGTATCACGAAGGAGTTTAGCAGAGCAAGCCATATGGTAAACACCATATATCTCAAAGCTATCTTCCTGAACCTCATAGATTTCATATTTTTGGTTCTGGAATCTAGGTTTAATTACATCCCCTGCTTTAGGCTCTTCATGTAGTTTTTGTTCTATATAAGATTTATTAAATATAAATATCTGCTCGTTTTCAATCTCCAACCCAAACTCAGACAAAGTTTCTTCCAAAAGAGTAGGGTTGTAATGACCATACACAAGCATAGGTTTTGAATCCAATACCTTACTTCTAGCTTCTAAGTAAGTCTGATCGTAATCCTCATCCCCCATTCTAAACTTATAGTAAAGTAATTCAGAACCCCCTAATCTAATGATCTCATCATCAACTAAGTTAAATAAATTAATATCGTTATTAGTCTGATCAAATAGACTAAGTTCGGTTCCCCCCAAAAGCTCAGGGAGTGGGGGCATGGGTGTGGTTACCCTATATTTTTTCTTATTAGCCATTAGTAAGTAGAGAATCTAGGTGGCTGTTCAATCTCAGACACCAATTCTTGTTGAAGTTTTTCTTTGTCTTGATTGCCCTCTTGTATAAGGGCTGCCCCATTCATCTGTGCGCCTCCTGCTGGACCAGGAATTACCGCATACTTACTTCTGATCTCTCCAAGTACCACCTTAGCACAAGCCAAAGCATATTTTTGAAGCCAATTTCTCCACGCAGGAGCTATAACATTAGTATCTATAGCCCTATACTGTACTACAACAGGTTCTGGGGTAGTTGTTGGGGGTGGATATAGCTGTAAATACTGACCATTAATTATATCCCAAGTACCATCCTGCCCAAGAATCTTCCTAGTCATCTCCATAGTAGATTGTAGGAGATAGTAATCACCTATACTAAAGTTATTAAACAGATAATTATCCTGGAAATACTTAAGAAAAAAGTCAAATTCTAAGGTTCCTGCCTGAGCCTGAATACTTAATAAAGATTTTTTATAAACTACATTCTCTAAATTATGTACAACCCAAGTGGGAAGAGCATAAAGATTAACCCCCGCAGAAGCATCAAATACAGCCATCTGTGTAGCCCATTTGGGTGCATGATAATCTAGCTTGGTAACTGCCTCATCTATACAAGTCTTTATTTGGTAGGGTGTAAGTTCTACTCGTACAATAGGATGACCCATCCTAGCTAACACAAAACTATTGATAGTCTCTTCGAAAGCATTAAACTCTACTAAAGATGCTTCAGTAGCTGTATTAAGAGTGTCTGGATTTATATATCCTAGAGGCTCATTCTCTAGCATATTATTAGAAATAGGAACTCTAGCTCCTGAATCTCCCCACCCCCGCATTATTGGATTACCTATCGTAGCCATTGTCTATATCCTTTTTTGGTTTAGGTTTTGAAGTTGCTTTAGCCTTCTTTACTTTTTTTACCTTTGGAATTAATTTAAGATAGCTATTATTTAATTCCACCTTGGAAGAAATAATCTCTTGAGGTCTAACTTCAATTATTTCTGATCCAGAGTAGACGAGCATCTTAAATCTACAGGTACTTTTATACTTATACATAATACTTCTATTTTATATAGCCCTAAAACAAAAATAGAGCGGAGAGTTTTTCATCTCCGCTCTATTGTTACTATAAATTAGTATCTAATTAAGCAGTAGCACCACTATTAGAACTAGCAGTCTTAGTCCATCCACCAAGCAGACCCGAAGGACCAGCAAAACGAATAACGCGATAGAATCTAGATGACGGGGTAATAGCAGCTTTGCCATAACGAGTGATCAGACCCTTACGAGGTTGGAAAGTGTTGGGATCAACGACTTTCGGCAGGCCCTGGAGAGGAATGTACGGAGCGTACACATAACCAGCGTCCATAGGACTAGAACCTTTGTAACCCATGAGGATTTCGTCCTCAGGATACAGAGGATCAACATACATGTCGTAACGACCCATGAACTTACCAACATAAGAAACACCGTTCTTACTCATGTTAGTAGGAGCGTCTGCACGATCAATGCCACCTTGAAGCTTGGCCGAAGACTCAAGCATAGAAGCAACAACAGGAGCGCAAAGAATCCAGTTACCAGGACCACGCTGAGTACTCTTGTAAATGCTTTGAGAAGCAATGTTTAAAAGAGCAAGCAAGTTAGCATAAGTATCGCCAACATGACGAGGAGCAAAGTTCAGAGCAGAGCTACCCCAATCCATAAGGAAGATATTCTCCGTAGAATTTCCAGCAGGGTTACCAGTAGCAGTGAACCCACTTTGGAAATCGCCAAAGTTAGAGTCGTTAGTACCAGCAGTCTGACCAGCAAAGTTGTTGCTGTTGCCCCAATCAAGGTTAGTTCTGTTAAAAGGAGTGTTATTAGCCCCAGTCACATCGTAAGCAAGCATACGAAGATCTTCAATGAGTTCACGGTCGATCTCAAGACGAAGCTCAGAGCTAAGAAGCTCAGTAAGCTCACGCTCAAGGTCCATGTTGTGATAAGCCTTAAGGTCTTGAGAAGCCTCAAGAGTCCAAAGGGCTCTCATCTTACGAGTACGAGCAACAACAGGCTGTTGCTCGATGTGGAAGGTCATGTCGGGAATACCAGTTCCAGTCAGGACCTCACCAGCACTCATCGTGAATCCCCAAGTGCTACCAGAGGCAGCAGGGGGGAAGTTAGCTATCTGACCACCATAGGTGCTAGAAGGACCACCAGCCCCACTACCAGCCAGACTCATATTAGAAAGGTCATAAGTATTCTCATCAATAGTATCTGCCAGACCACCAATAGCGGAGGTTTGCATACCACCCCAAGTCAGGTCGTACTTACTGTAAATATTTCTAGTAGTTCCAGCACCAGTTCTATCAGAACCAAGGTAGAAAATTTGTGAGACGGGGCCGCTCATGGGTTGAACGCCACATATCTTATTAGCAATCAGTTCAGGGAAGACTCTACGGACGAGAGGGAATGCGAACTTCTGGAAAGTACCAAGATCCTGAGTACCTGTTTGGGCCTCATCGAGCTTTTCAGACACGATAGCTTTAGCTTGGTTCTCAAGAAGTTGAGCAGTCACTCTCTGAGTGTAGGAATCCTCGATGCCTTCAAGAACGGGAGCCCACTTTGCCAGCGTGGCACTATCAGCCCCAGGTTCCATAATTTCAGTATCAATCATAGGAATATTCCTTATCAGTTTTTAGTGTCAGGCATATAAGCCATAACATCTTCAGTTAAGAACGGATTCCCTAAAGTTAAGTTGGGCTGGTCGTCCTCCACAGGTGCGTCCACATTTTCGGAAATAACAATAGCTTTCTCGGTGGACTCGAAATCACTATTTAACTCTTCCTCAAGAGCCTCGTTGGACTCTTGAAGTTGTACAACTCCTTCGTTTAAAGTCACTACTTTATCTTCAAGATTAGTAATAACTCTTTCTAAACGAGAATTTTCTTTGATAGAGGAGGCTAATTCTTGAACAAGAACTTCATTATCGCTCTCCACTTTTTGGACATCTTCATTAACTTTGTTAACTATAGGATCAAGATCATCTCTTTCGATTTCATACGAAAGAACAGTCTTAATATCCTTAAGGGCTTGAGCGTCACGATAAATCTCATGGGACTCAGAAAGCTCATCAAGAGCAGCCTCTTGGATAGTATCCATTTGATGACGAAGGAAACCATGAACTTTAGTAGAAAGAACATTCATCTCTTCATCAATCCTTTCGGAAATAACATCCTGCATAACCTTTGCAACCTCTGAAATAAGCTCTTGGCTCATCCCTTCGGGAAGTAAGTCTGCAATATCTTTTACTTTGTCTGACATAATTAAGTCTCCTATCTGTTTATATGTATGCACCCTATATTACTAGAGGTGTTTTTTATTATTTTTTGTTTCCCTGTCCTGCTTTATTTGGGCCTAGTTTAAATTTTACTGGCTCTCCTGATTCTTTCGCTTTCTCGATAGCTGTACTAAATGCTGGTGCATTCTCTGGGGTTATTTGTGTTCCCTGAGGAGTAGTCGGAGGAGTAGTCGGAGGAGTAGTCGGAGAAGTCCTCCTCTTGTGGGGTCTCCGCTGATGTGGATTTCTCTTCTCCATCAAGCTATCTCTGATACTTTTAAGTATTTCAGCAGAAGGACGGAAATTATTTTTCTTCTCAATAATCAAATCTTTTTTTTTACCACTAAGCTCCTCCTTAAGAAGAGTAGTAAAGTTCTTAACTTTTTGGGCTTCTGGGTAGACTCTATCAATAATCTCTTGGATCTGGGTAGACTCTGTAAGTCCAGGGTAAGCTCCCCTAGTTGAGGGATCAGCAACCAAGTCCCAAGTGATTAATCTAAAGTCTTCATTGACATGTCTGCTTCCATCTAAATCTTCACTCACGGTGCCCATACCTCTAGAGGAGATACCAACCTTAACACCCCCCTCAATAAGAGCTTGAGCAACTTTACCAGAAGGAGTATTAAGGATCTCAGCCTCACCTATAACCTCTTTACCTTTCATCTTGAGACCAGTAATAAGGTGAGATACATTAGAAAGCTTAACTGAGTCATGTTGAGGGTGATCTAATTCTCCCATCAATCTTCTCTCTTGGATGGACTCTACAAGCTTATTGATCTCTCTTTCTAACAAGGGCTTGCTGTAAATTCTCTTATTATTGTTAGCTTCATCTGCTCTTTGAAAGCATCCCCTAATCCTCATAGGACCAGAACCTGCGCCCTCGTTTATAACTTGTAGGTTCTCAATAATAAATGTGTCTTCTAATAGTTGCATAGTTTATCCTTTAGTTTTTCTACGATATTTCTTACCTTTCTTAGCTAATTTCTCTCTTCTAGCTTTGGCAGAAAGCTTCTTAGCCTTTCTACCAGTGTACTTATGACCAACCCTTGCAGCGTGGTCTTTTACTGAACCCCATTCAGCACTAGGAGTTGCACTTCCTGGGGTAAATCCTTTTGCTATCCTTCCACTTACTACCGACTCTGAATCTGTCCCACCATGAGTTCTTTTTGAAATAACATAAAGTCTTCTAGATCCTTTAGTGGAGAAAATATGCCCTGGGCCATGAGATTTTAAAGCAGCTTTTATAGTAGGGTATATCTTAACTCTAGATTTAATAGCTAGATTACCCCCCTTCTTCTTAGTTTTGTACTTACCCCTACCAGAGGGGTAACGGCTACTTTTTTTCTCATTAAGTAGTTTAAGAAGGTTTTCCATATCCATTTTTATTTCGTTCTTTTCTTTCTTTTAATTCTCTTAGGGGGTTCCATACTAACACTTAGACTAGTAACTCCCGTATAATTCTCTACCATTTTAGCAGCCTCAGAAACCAAGGATGTTAACTTATTAATAGTCTCGACTAATTCAGACTTCAGACTACTAATTTTTTCTTGAAGAAGTTCTTGTTCGGTTAGTAAGGGCTCCCTAACGGTTTCCCGTTTAGGAGCCTCATTACTCATACCAAACGATTCTTGGAGAACTTGTTCAACCATCGAGCCAGGAATAGCAACATCAGATATATCGACATCTGTGGCAGGTAATTCTTTAGGACGAGCTACTTCAGAAGTAGTGCCCTTTTTTGATACCTGTCCAGAGTCTATTAGAGACATAGCAAAGTCCCCAATACTCATTCCCGACTCTTCTAACATACCCATTACTCGTCGTCTTCGTCAACAGCCTCGACAATAAGACCAGCCTCAGAAAGAACACTAAGAATTTCTTCAGCGTTCTCAATAATAAAAGACTCTTCAACTTGCTCATTAATGAGACCATTCTCTTTGAAAGTTTGCATCATAGCGGCAGTATGCTCTTCAAGAGCCTCATTTGATATAGCTTCCTCTAAAGAAGTTTCACAAAGGGGACAAACATGCTCCTCAGTGATACCTTTAGGGTCGTTTTTATCATTGTCGTAAGCACTCTTACCGACTTCCTTAGCACCTTCCACTTCAGGACCAGTACCTTTCACTTTCTCATTAATAGTAATACCAGCCTTGTCCCAACCATTGGACTCAAGTAACTGGCTTACAAAATCATCAGTAACTATTTTATTCATTTTTTTCTCCAAAAAAAAGTATGCGGGGAGATACCCGTCTGTTAATATGTAGACCTCATTAAATTTAATGGGGTATATTTTATAAAAAATTCCTAGTTCATAGTAACTGTTCTAATAGTAGGACCTAAGATAGTTGTTGCCCCACATCCTCTAAGGTCCCCAACTCCATGCACTGGTACACCCCTAACGAGAACATTCAAAGACCCTGCAACGGGTCCAGACATCCCCGCTGGGTCCGAAGAATACGAACAATGTGCATCTGGAGAGTCAGGATCACAATCGGCATCACTATCTGCCCCAGAGCCCAACCCAGTATTAATAGCTATGGGTAACCCATTAACCGTTACAGAAGGAACGCCACCAACAGCAGTTATACTTCCGTTTCCGTGACTAGACATATCTCCTACTACAGCTACTAATTTCATGGTAATGGCTCGGGTTCGGGTATTTGGTCTATAAGGGGCTTTTGCTCAAGGACTGTGTGAGTCTTAAAGAAATTATCGGTAATAGGAAGCCCATCACTCTTAACATCTCTTACTCTAGGATAGTTAGCATTTACTGTATCATCTGATGAGATTTTCCCCATTAAGAATAGAGATTTTTGATTTTCCCAGTTTACACATTCTGTAAATAAGAATTTCATTTTACTTCTATCCATCTTATCATAGACATCATACCACATTACATCTCTATTATTACGAAGAACCCAATTGTCCTTAAACTCCTTTAAAGTTTTAAGTATTTGTCTCATCCCAAACATTGGACGCTCTCCTGTGGGCTGAACATTATCATTTTGATAACGCAGAGAATCCTTCACTTGCTTAGGTGCCATAGAATAATCTAAAGCAAAGAAATCATTCTTCTTAGTTACCTCAACCCCTGGATTAGGCCAAGATCTTGATTCCTTTAAATATACTGGCTCCCAGGTGTCGTTCTTTTTAGGATCAGGATTAATATTAAAAGTAATTTCTCGTACTCCATAAGAGGACTGCTTAGAAATACTGGGGTATGTTAAATTACCTACCTTATTAGTAGGAATGATAGCAACTGTAAAGGGTATTCTCCTGGGGAATTGTACTAACTCCTCATTATCAAACATATCAAATACAAAATCTTTAGAAGTTATTTTAATAGTACCTCCATTAATTATGTAGCTGATAATAGGGTCTGCCCAATCAACATAAAATACCATATAAGGCCAAGGCTTAAACTTCACCCAATCCCTTCTAGCGTCTACAGAGTCCATATAGGTATACTCAACTTCTGTCTTAGCTACAAAAGCATTCTTTCTGGGTAAGTCGGTTACACCGCTAACCTCTGCTTTGAGGAGGTAGAAATTTTTTCTTGCGTCTGCTACCCCATACCTCTCATCCACTCTTAAAGTAGGATCAGTAGTAACTTCCATTTTAAAATCATACCTCTCGCCCAAAATAAACATTATTTTTTGTAGGTCTTCTATTTGTATAATTTTTGCTCTATCATAATCTCCCTGCACGGGAATCTCTTTTACACCATTACCAACAGTAATCTTAACTAACTCCCCATCACTCATAGTAAGAGTACCACTACCATCTAATACAATAGTATCATCAGTAGCGAAGTAGAAAGGTGTTACCTCCCCATTAGATCCTCTAACAGGAAGATACTTATTAAGATCGGGAGCTAAAGTTTTCCACAACTTAAGACGCTGTTTTGCTAGTTCACCATAACTATCATCCCTAAGATAGTACGAATTTTCTGTGGCTAATCTGAGAGCTTTTGCTTCGGAGGCATGTGTCCCCCTCACAGTAACTACTGTTCCTCTAGTGTCTGGGTAATTATCTTGCTGATCTAAAATACTTTGTAAAGACTCCACCAACTCATCTCCATCTATAACATCTACTCTATCAGATATGATAAGTCCTCGTATAGTATTTAAGATATGAGGTTTAATAGATTCCCCTGTAGCTAACTTAATCTTATCTAATAGAGGAGGTAAGTCCTTCCGTAAACTTCTCTCTATATTAGAATTAGACATATTACTATAGGGAAAATCACTAAACTCTTCTAAGTACCTCTTATTAATGTCATGAGTAGCTCTAATACCCATATGAATATTATCTCTGAATAGAGTCTTGTTGATGAAAGTACTATTAACTATTGGGGTAAAAGTAGATTTTACTCCATACTTTTGATTGCTATAGTTTCTTTGGAATACAGTATCAATAATATCAGGACGATAAACTTTATTTAATGCCACATCAGTAAAGAAAGGGAAGGGGTATTCTGGTTGCTCTATAGAACAGTTCTCAAGAGCTTCCGCTAAAGTATCATACCTACCCTTCTCTGAACAAGGAGTAGAGCAAGGTATACTAATTGTCTTAGCAGTATTAAAAGTATCACACTTATAGCAATCATGCATACAAGTTTCTTTACAAGACTGCTCGGTGGGCCAACTTCCTTTAGGGCATATTAAAGTCCCTCCATTACTTCTTTTCCCCCTCGCAGTTTGAGAACAGCAAGCATCGGTAGACGGAGAACACTCCCAGCAGTTATCGCCAAACCCTTTCCCAGACCCTTGACCACATGGAGTATTCTCATCATTTGGACACTTATTAGCTTTTACCCAAATACAACCAAGTTGGTTTAAAGGATCAGTTATTCTATTATCACATTGATAGATCCCCATTTCAGGTGGTCCCTCAAAAGGAAAATCAGTGTCATAATACAAATCCTTTATAGATCCTTTAGGGTTTGCTATATCATAAGCCTCGAAACAAGTAGTTTTGGTCACAAGGGCCGAATCAGTACAGCTAAATACTCCAGGGTCATTAGAATAGTCACCTTGCCCGTATGTACCTTGGGCGCATATATTAAAAGCAGGGGCTGCAACACCACAATTAACATGATTTGAGTGTGGAAGCCAAGTCAGAGCGGGGCAAACTGTTTCAGCGCAGATTACATAATCGGTGAATATCTCATCTGACCCGCAACCAGTATTGGGATCCGTACAACCCAAATAATTCTCCCAACAAGTAGGCCAATTATTCTTATCAAATACACATTTAGCATCTTTTATAGTTGCATCATATACTAAATCCTTATTGTCGGGATGGCAAAGCTTATTTTGCTGTTGATCCCAACAATTCTTCGTACAATCTGTGGCACCAGGGGTTGAATGGGGGCATCCATACCCACAGGCCCCACAAGTAACACACTTACCATCTAATAGTGCTTCCATAGCAGTAGCGTATTGCCCTAGGTCTGGGTCACTAGTATAAGTACCACCACACGCACAACAAGTATCGTATTCGTAAGTCCCATTTGGGGCACAATTTACAAGAGAAGAAGTTATACAGAATCCACTCCCCGAATAATCAATCAATCCTCCCTCCGTGCCATCAGCGTAACATTGTTGGGGAAAACCCTCATTATCACAAGTCCATCTAGTACAAGTAGCCAGAGGGGCACAATACCCAGCACACAAAGAAGATCCATCTGAATTGTAATATTTTTTACCATCCGGATCGGTACATTCATTTCCCCCAGCGGGTTTATTGGTACAATCTTCATTAAATAATCTAATAAAACAAAAATCCTCGGGGACCATATCATAAGGTTTACAAGTCGGATCATCGGTATCAGCGGGATCACAATATACTGTTTTACCTTTACACGCAGGTTCACAAGCACCAGGATCACCACAATTAGTAGAGGTACTATGTTTATTAAAATACTTTATTCCATCCTGTATACACACACCCGCACCTTCTTTAGGTTTACAATTATTTGGCTTAAACAAAGGTTGGAAACAAGGCTCACCTATATTCATACTATAAGATTGACAAGAAGGGTCATACTTATCGTCCGTGTTACACCTCAGAGCATCTCCTGAACAATCCCCACCTCCACCGTCCTTATCGCACCAAGTATCACAGACAGTTTTATTATTGTACCACTTATAAGTACCATCTAGTGTACAACCCCCACCTACAGGAAAGGGTCTAGGAGAACAATTTAGTTTAAATAAAGTCTGAAAACATGGGTGGCCCTTACCCATTTCACTAGAAGTACAGTATCCCGTATTGCTATTACATTTCCATGCAATGCCCTTGCAGCCAGAATTAAAATCGTCGTCTAAACCTCCTCCTGCTCCCCCTCCCCCTCCATGTGCAGTCCCCGCATCACACAATTTTTCACATTCGTCCTTATCGAAATATGCGGTCTGTCCCCATGGGGTCTGCAATTCATCTGGGGGTTCACAATCCGTAGAGTTCTCCCCAGTTACATTAAAAGTGTATAATTGTTCGCAAGTATAATTTGTCCAGTATTTATTATCTTTGCTTTCCCCCCGCTTCTCAACACATACCCAGTATTTATGAGTCTTATCACAAGGAATTCCATCATCGTCATCAGGAGGGGGTCCACCTTCCCCACCACCTCCAGGACCGTCACCTCCAGGAGGATAGGTTCCAGGGAACTTTAGAGTGCAATTTAGCCATAGATCATCCCCTACTGTCTGGAAACAATCATTAGCACACTGAGAAGATGAGTCTGAATTATAATATGTTATTCCAGTATCGTCTTCACATATACCACCCCCATCAGGATTATTAATACAGTCTGTATCGAATAAGGTGCTAAAACACTCATGCTCGTCGCCCATATCATAGGATTTACAAATCTCATCCCCAGAATCACAATATACTGTTTTACCCTTACATACTGACATTATTTAGTAGGTAACTGTGACGGGGATAATGGAATCTCTAGCGGTATACCCTAACACTCTACAATACCACTTAATCAGAGGTTGTTTATTCACATCCTGATTATCCCCCTGGGCTGTAACAGTTATTGTTACCTTCTTAACTCCAGTGTAAGGGTCCGTGACAGTATCTACAGGGAAATTAAATATAGGTCCAGGAAACCCGTCTGCGTCCCTGGAATCAGCATCCGTAACCCCTAAATTAAAACGGCCCACTTCCGATTTATTTTTAGTCATAGTACTAAACCAGACTAGTGAAGTAGTTATTGTATCTTCTTTGCTATGTATAGGAAATAATCTAAATTGTACAGACACTATCTTATCTTTATCCTCGTCTGGTATTCCTGGTATCTCCCAGTTAGCATTCATCTGGTTTGGTGTTTTACCCCAAAACACAGTATAATCATCTGGAAAAAATTCTGTTCTTTCTACATTAATGGCACTTACAGAAAGTTTGGGTATCAAATCCCCTATGTGAGCTAACCTATTAGCTAAATCACTATTAGTAACAACTGGGTTAGCTAAGGATGCTGGGGGATTAGCTGCTGCAAGACCAGCCCTTTCATTGTAAGTGAGTTCAGCAGTTCTAAAGAAAGGTCTAATATCTAAAATATCATTATTAGTAATTGAGAGTTGCCCTTTTCTAACAAAAATATAAGCTAGAGGAAGAATAGATTGTCCTATTAACGCTGGGTGCTTACTTCCACTTTGTAATTCATCTGCTAAATAAGGAGCTAAGTTCATTAGATCATCTGGACTTGGGAAGTTTCCATAAACTCCACTCGTTCCTATGGAAGTCTGTCTTTGATCTACAGTAGGAGATGATATTTGATTATTATTATTAGCATCTAATGCACCAAGAGCTTGGAAGCGATTATTAGGATTATTTTTCTCCGTATCAAAAGCGGCTCCACCCAAAAACGCTGGGTCCACAGTAACATCAGTCCAATCAGGCCCAACAGCGTTTAAGGATATTACTCCAGCACCCTTAACTATCCCCAACTGAGGGGAGGTTAATTCAACAGCAGATGTTCCATTACTTCTAGCTATTGCCGTAGACGAGGCATCTATTGGTTTAGTATATACAAATAATAAATCAACTCTAGTGGCAGGAACAAAAGTTGGATCATTATTTACATAGTCTGCATCATTAAAAGGAGGAACCTCAATGGAAAGCTGATTTTCTACATTAACTAAAGCAGTTCTAAATGGGGCACCCCATGCTCTTGTAAAATCAACAGCTAATTGCTGAAGATCTTCAGCATCAGGACCATAGTTTTTAGCAGTAGTATCGGCTTTCCATAATGCTAATTTAATCTTAGGTATATCTATAATACCATTCTCACTATTATCGTTCTGTTGAAACGATCCATAAGTATTTTGCCACCCTACTGTATTAACATTAGCTGTTATAGGGGTGGATGTATGAGTTTGTAAAAAATCGTATAATCCATTATTACCTACGATACCAGTAACAGCTTCCCCTATGATCCTCCTGAAAAGCATAGTATCAAAAGTAACCTCTTTGTCACTATCAAAATCTGGTGGGATTATACTATAGTCTGCTCTCGCTTGAGTTACAAGTTTACCTATTCCAGTTCCATAAGCGTCATTAACCCTCCCCATAAAACGACCAGGATCAACCGTAACTAGATGAGTATCCCCACCAGCGCGAGGTCTAAGCTCTGCAAAATCCGATCTTTTTACAGCACCCTCATCAGACCCAACCTGCCAACCAACTTGATCCCTAAGCCACAAAATATTCTGTTGGACCTGTTTAAGTGGTATATTATCCACCTCCCAATAATAAGGATCATTAGCTTTAAAGTATCTAATAGGTTCAGTAAATAAATGATTACTAGGTTTGTATGTTACTTGAGACGAGTCTTGTCCATCTGCAAAAAAATCGGCCATTATATTTCTCTATCTATATCAAAAATGTTAGCAGACCTAAATCCTAAGCCGTGCCCAGCGGTATTTGGAGATTGAGCCTCCCCAAAGTCATCTGTCCTAGCCCTATAAATATTAACTAGTTTTATTCTATTACTGTAGTCTGTATTACAATGTTTAGCGTTAGAGAATAAGTTTGCTGCTGATTCATCTAACCATACATCAGCCCTTTCTTTAGGCATTAATTCTGAAGGATAATAATAACCACTAGTTTGTAATATGCCACTTAATTCAAATAATCTCTTATTTAATAGTTGTGGGTAGAGACCGCTAAAGTCTGATGGGCCAGAACAATCCCCAGACAATAGGTATCCCTGAGATAAATGTTGATAGGGGAGGTTACTAGCTGGATTAACTCTTGGATCGTCCCACCCACTAACATAAGAGAGTACCTTAGCAGCAGGAGAAACAGAGAAATACAATCTAAATGCTCCTTGGTTTTCTGCTGTTAATTCCCCATAAGTAGAAGATGTAGTTATCCCTGACCTAGATTCCTGTATGGATTCCATAAATCTATAAGTAGATGATGTGTTCGCCCACACAGCACTTGCCTTAAATGTAGAAGGAGAGCGATCTTCATAAGTAAGATTGCTCGACACAAAAGTACCACTCCCAAAATGATCTAGTACTGATAATTTTCCAGTATGTAGAGTTCCTGAAGGCATATTATACTGTGCAGAACTAGAGTCCTTAGCAAATCCTATACCTATGGTTCCACTATGGTAGAAAGATCTAGGACCTGTATACCCAGCATCAGATGGATAAGCCCCACTAACTGCAATATAAGCAGCATGCAATCTGGAGGTGTCAGCTATGTTCCAAATCATTAAATTATCACACCCAGCAGGAGAAGAGGACGCATCATAATAACTTCCATCAGTGTTATACCACCCTGTTGGGAAGTGAACATTCCTAACTTTAACATTACTACCACCAGCAGCCCTAACACACATTCCACCCTGACTAATTTTTGCCATTTGTGGACCTAATGTACTATAGGTATCATTATATAATATTCTGAAGGCACTTGTTGCAGTATCATTCTTTAAGGTTTGGGTATATCCCCCTTGAGCAAATGTAGAAAGTTCGTAAGCATCCCTAAATCCAGTCATATTATTAGTAATAATATTTTTCCAGTCATTGCCTGTAACTTCGAAGGAATTAGGATAGAATTGCAAGCCACCACTAGCACATAAAGTATTTTTATAAGATCCTGATAAATCATAATCTGTATTAGCAGATAAATTTATATCATTATTAATCCTACTCCAATACCTCTGAGAATTTCCTACATCTTCAAATGATAATTCTGAGTTATTATCTGCCACAAAACAGGCTCTCCCACTATGAGCTTCAATAACTGGGGTCGCTGGATAAAGACCTCTGCCCCATCCACTAAGAGTACAGTCTGGTGTACCATTTTCTGTTAATGGAATTCCTGCACTAATCCTAGACCCATCTAATGCGGCTGCATCTATCCCAAAATTGTAAATAACATTAGGCCCTGTAAAGTGTATAGAAGATCCTTTATCTGCTAAGTAACCTAAAGAAGCGCGAGATGCATTTCCTGTAGCGTAACAAATAGTATTCTGAAGAGTAGCTTTATTAGCTAACCCTACCATATTTACAGATGCATTATTAGTACTATGTAGGGCAGCAGGAGAATGATATACAGAAGCTCTTTGAGACAAAGAGGAGGAACATAAAATCTTACTACAAGTAAACTGGGCAGTAGAATTATCTACCACAATAGCAGGTTTAGATAATCTCTGCGTAGCATTTTTATTTTCCGAAATAGCTCCTATATGCTCAGCATACATTTCCATATTATAAAGAGTAGTAATATCTGTAACAGATTCTGTAGCACTTAATGTCGTATTAGGATAGGTAGGTCCGTAAGAGGACCCTGCTTTAAGAACTACATGCTGACCATTATTTAGAAATAAGATAGGGTAATTTCCGCTTTCCTTAATATTCCCAGTATAAGTGTACTGTCCCACAGCATTAATGTTTAGATTCTTATTATACTTAAAGGAGCTATTGAACATTAAAAGACCAGCATTCTGAGCATACTTACTATGTAACTGCTCTACTCGTACAGCAGAGTCATAAGCTTCTATATTATTGTAACTTTGATATACGCTAGTGATACCGTTCATTTCATATTTTGAATTAACTAAATACAAGTTGGTTTGGTTTACTCCAATCTCTGTAGAAAAAGTTTTGCTACCTAGCATAGCTCCTTCAGTTATAGCATCTCCACCACGAAGCACAGAATTATCTAAGTAAATTCCGTAATCATGGAAGTGACTAGCTAACTTAGCAAATACTCCACTAGTATAAGTATCCGTTACAAAATCGACTTCACTATTAGTAATCTTGAATCCATAAGTTTTAATAGTACCTCTATCAGTAGCGTTATAGTTTCTAGTAGCAAAAGCTTGTCTTCGTAGGTTAACAGTAGAGTTATTTATATCAAACCCTGCGGTAGTACATCTCATAGAACCACAGTTCTCTAAGGTAAAGTTGACACAATTATCTACTTTAAACCCAGTAGTAGATGTATTTGCACCATCTACTATAAACCCTCTTACATAAATAGGCCCATCACAATTTTGAGCCTTTACCGAAGTGAACCAGTTTCCCGCTACAAGACCATTAGCTAGTTGATACCCCACTGGATCGCCGAATGCGTACTGTGGTCCATACATATGAGCATCATCTAATTCACTAATACAAGACACATCTAAAGTCGCTATAGTATCATCCTGCACTAGAGATTGAGCAGGAGCCCCTGTGTTAAGGGTTATAGTATTGGCATACATTACGCCAGTACTTCCAGTTCTCCAATCAACAGTATTATCAGCTATTCCTGGATAGGCATAGGCTGGGGGAGCGTAGGTATCTCCTATGCTCACCCCTCGTCTCCCTGGCAAAATAATGTTTCGTACATCTGTAGTCTTATCGTTATAGAATACACTTGAGGTATTAGCAGAAAGAGATATAGCACTCATGCTTGATAAGGTCCCAAACACTTGAAGAGCAGACAGTCCCCATGGTAAATACCAGGGTGCTTGGTCTCCATTACCATAGTTATTAGCAGTTATAGTAGTTGTATCGGCATTAGATGCTAAAGGAGCCCCTGCCCTGTTAACGATCTCAAGAATACCATCACCTTCACACTTAATATTATTAAGGTTTAGTTCGCCCATATTCCCTGCGACAGCTACTTCGATAAGAGTAGGCATTCTAATTATCTCTGGAAGAGCTTCTATGGCAGCAGACACTGTAGTAAACATATTGGCACTTGCAGCTATACTATTATCAATGGTAGCAGATACTACCAAAGCCATTCCAGGAATACTAGACAGTGGGTATCCCAGCTTCTCCCATAGATAATAGGTTCGTTCCTCTAGATCATATAAAGGAAGGTTATCTTGTTCCCAATTATAGAAAGAAGAAGTGTCGTGCTTTGTTACGAAGGGGTTCCAATAATTGAATATTGTTACTCCCCCAGATGCGCTATATAAATCATTTTTATTAAACATTAGAACTGTAGTGTCCAGCGGAAGATGAGACTAAAATCACTAGTCTTTGTTATTTCGGTAAAGGGTCTGTAGGCTACTAAGATTGGAATTACGGGAGTTTGTCCCCTAGGATTCCTCATAAATAACCCTATCTCACTAAGGGCTGTATTATTTAAAGTAGCTCTATCTAAAACTAAAGTATATCTTACTGAAGTATCTGTAACCTTATGAATATTGCTAAAGCGTATTCTAGCGAAAGGATGAGGACCCCCCAATGGAGACCCGTTTTCTATAGTATATAAAGTTTCTAAAAATAATGTAGTGTCTGCCCCCCACCTCGCTTCGGCAGTTATAGGGGCTTGAAGCTGATATGTAGACGCTCCGTAATCATTAAAGTTTCCAGCAGACCCTATCAAGAAATTAAGTATTTGGTAATCAGTTATCTGAGTCCCCCCCGAAGCAGCGAAAAGGTGAGAAAACCCCACCCCCATACCAGAAGTGATTATATTGTGATCATCAAATACTATCTCTTCCTCTCCATTCTCATAGAGTTTAGAAATTTGTAAATGCCCCGTAGGTGTTAGTGCAGTATTATTACTCATTATATTTATATAGGATAGTCTTAAGTAGTAGTCGAATCTATCAGGCTCAACTCCCAATCAATTATATAGGAAAATTCATTATTTTTAGCAAGGGGTGGACTAATAACTTTATAAGCAGTAAGAAAGGGGTTATCAATCCCAGCAGTACCATTAGGATTCTTTAAGAATAACCCTACTTCTTTTATAGTCTGATTATTTGCCAATTCTTCATCTATTAATAATCTTACATTAGCTGTATTATCATTTAACGAAGTAGTATACCCCTTAGGTATTACCAAGAAGTCTTGAGAAGAGGTTATATAATACGACTTCTCTGCATGTATATACTGGTATGGGGTAGCTGAAGGGGTATATTCAAACTGAAGATTAGCTATATAAAGTTGTTCTCTCGGAGTAACCTCATGATCGTTTGTAGAAGTAATAGCTCCTGTCGTAGGGTTGATACTTAACGCTCTTGAGAAAAGGGGATAATTAAATGCCTGTAATGCTATCCCAGATACAAGCCCAGTATCCACATCTATAACTTCATCAGGAACATTATTCCAGGACACAGATATTCTATAAAAATTTCCACTAGGCCCGAATCCAGAGTTGGGAGTGTCAAAGCAGTCTTTCCCTGGACCATTTCTAGTGGCATAGTCGGCCTCTGCGTCTGCTGGAGTGTATATAGCTCCATCCCTACAATACACATTTGCAGACACATCCCCCCCAGTCACACCAGACCCGTAGGAGCCCTCCCACTTGTCCCTACAGTCACCCGTGCATTGAGAGTACCCATCTATAGCCTGTGTGATCTCTGGTGGATACCACGCAGCCCCAGGGGTGCTGGAGGAGGAGTACTTTAGGTCGTATCTGTACTCAAACCGTACTTGGTTGTACCCCGCAACGCTATCGCCCCCTAGTACTGCTGCGGTCCTATTATATAACATTAATTTTCCCACTGTGGGGGTGCTACCAGAAGTTGATAAACTAGAAGCGTAGTATTCTGGCATATAGTAGACGGATAATGTTTGATTTTTCTTACCCTGATTCCAGTAACTGGGTTTTCTCCCATCATTATAAATATACTCTGTACTTCCTCTAAGACAAGATGTAATACCTGCTACATTACTACTGGAATTATATTCTATACTCCATGTTGGGGAAGTAAAAGTTGGACCTGAAACAGTATAATCAGCACTTAACTCAAGGGGATGAAGAAAATAGTTTTCTGCTTTTTTCTCCCAAGTATTAGCACACCCAGGAATCCAGGTAGTTTTTCGTGGCCCAGGGGGAATAGGTCTAGGATTAGATTCAAAATTATTTGTATAACTACAAGACAATTTAGTGGTATCAGGAGGATCTACAAAATTATCAAAAACTTTACCTCTTGTACTTGGGATTATAGACCCAAGACCATAAATATCTCTTTTAACTACAGTAACAGCACTATCTGTGCCGTAAGCGGAGGGATCTAAAGGACTCTTAATAGTCCAAAAATTACTTAGTAAAGAAGATGCGGGTACATCTGCTGAGACATCAAAGGTACTGAGATTGTAGTTTTGATCCCCTAATTGAAAATACTTAAACTGATAATCTTCTACTTCTCTAGATCCTCTACCACATAAAATATTTACTAAAGCATGTTTCATTCCTTGGGAGACTTGGTTAGACTCCTCTAGTATAACCGTAGACTCACCAGTTCTTTTATTAAGCTGCCTTATTTTAAACTTACCTCTCATAGGAACTTCACCTTCCAATATATATCGAATCTTTTATAAAAACCAAATACTCCAGGTGCAGTTCTAGTCCTAGTTCCTCCAGCCATCTTTGTTATATTATCCGTGAAAACTAGTTTATTAAAAAGTTTATACCTTCTTACTGGATCCTCTACAACACAAGTACCTAGAGGAGGTGCAGGCCCGTGACAATGGCGACTGTATGGGGGATTTGCAGTGATGTTATCCTCTCTTATCTTCTTAAGATCAAGCCCCCACAACCCCAAAGTATCTACTCCACCGAAAGCATTTAGAACCGGACGGTCTCTTTGTGACCCTGTATCAGCAGACACATTATCCATTTTTATATGATAAGTTATTTCTCCAGTAGAAGAAAAATCAGAGACAACAGTTTTTACAAACTCAGAATATGCGTTTGCTGGTATTACTGGATTAGCCGTACCATCTCCCGATAACTCCCAATACCCAAACCGATCTAAACACTGATCAGCCGCCCCAGTACTAAATTTCATACTAGATAAGGGGGTAGAATATCCAGCAAAATTTAATGCTGATACAAAATTTAAGGAAACCATTTGTCCATTTCCCGCTCTAACTCCATAAGCTCCCAAATAGCCTACATGCCTCCCTAGACCCGAGTCATACCCAGAAGTATAAGACCATTTAGTGTTATAGGTGCTTAACTGTAAGTATCCGCTAACTCCATACCCTAAAGCATTAGGTAATTGCCCTTGAGTATACTTTATATCTAAAGCATCTTCAACTGGAGTTATAGCTCCTTCTGTTAATACTCTATCAAGGGGGTTAGGAGAAGGGGTTATAGAAGAAGTAAAGGGTATATACGCTGATAGTCCTTTATTACCTTCTTGATCCTCATAAATAGCACTTAAAGACTCGCCCCCAGCACCACTTAAGATATAATACTTAAACTCCTGCCAAGCTGGTACTAGTATATTTCTGGCATAAGGCAGGGTAGCATTAAGTAAAGAGAAAGCTAAAGTATCATCTCTAGGATTAATGAAAGAAGAGGTCTCAACATAATTAGTAGGCACTCTCCCAAGTTCTAATTGTGGACGACTTATATAAATAGATCCTGCGGAACCATCAACCGAAGAGGTAGATCCGTATGCAGATGGGGAGATACCCACAGAGGGATATACAATAAAAGAGGTCATAGTTCCATCTGTTGGTCCTGAAGCATTTAAAAAGATTCTATTCCAACCTCCCCCCAGATCTTTTATACCACCAAACCAATTCGCACTAGTTTTATCATCTAGTAATGTTGCATTCCCACTAATATCCCACAGGATTAATGTCCTACTAGTGTATCCTCCTGAGCTAACCTCAAACGCTGACTGACCTACATAAGGAAACGATGAAGTTCCTGATAGCTCTACTGGGGGGTTCTTTTTATTAAACTTAACATCCACGGACCCAACAAAAGAAGTACCACTAAATATACCAGAAACAGAAAAGTTACCTAAGGTATCATCATACTTTATGTCCTGCTTAAAATAAGCACCAGAAGTATTAGCAGTTAATAAAGTTCCACTAGCTCCACTAACACCCCCTAAAATTACATTAGAATATGAGCTTACCTCAGATAATTCCCACCCAGAAGTGTCCTTAAGATCAGAGTTATGTAATAAATTTACAGTAGTATAGCTATGCTGATTTTTTCTAAAAGCGTCTTTGTTTTTAGACATAGAAAACCCTTGAATCTCATAGTTAGAGGCATCAAGCATAGCCGTATTTTCAGTAGTAGGAAATTTAATAGAGGATGGGGTAGTTAACAAATCAGTTATTTGCTCAGAAAAACCTATGGTGGTAAGGTTATCCTGCTCTACAAGTAACTCTTTCTCCCCCTCATGAGTTATTCCATATATTTCAACTGAACCTTTCATTAGTTCTCCACCCGCAATTCTGTATATTGATTATTGTTATCTTTATACTCACTATAACCACCCGTCTGTACCCACATAGGAGCTACCTTATAATTTAACCTACTTCCACCCAAAGGTCCAAACTTTGGGGCACTAATAGAATATTGTCTAGATGCTAGATCTTTCTGTAATCTATTAAACTCTCTTAGTACTTCCATTACCTGTTCTTTAGTATAGGGAATATAAACCTCATGATACTGTTGTATGTTAGAACCTTTTGTTTTTCCCTTTATAGTTAGAGGACTAGGAAATAAAGTAAAACCTTCTCCCCCAGTAGTGGAAGCCTCTAAAGAAATAGTACCTTCTAAAGTCTTCATTTTATCCGCAGAGTGAGCAATTAACTTAAATGTATTACTGGAATCACACCCAACGGACATATCTAAAGAAAATGCGCTATTAGAGTTCCCGTCAATAGGCATCTCTGTTACCATATCAGGGTCATCAGTGGACCAAGAGGGATATGTAGTACCAGCACAACAGTCACTAGGGGGGGTACAATCAGTCGCACCATGCCACACTTCACAAATTTCTGATATATCGTACCCATCCTCAGTCTCCCAAGCAAGAGCCTGTTTATACGGCCCTGTTCCATTCAATGCCACAGGTCTACATACGGTTCCCACCTGGAAATCACCAGCTACGGTTGCTCCTATAGGCTTACAATCGCCTTCTTCTGGCGCAACACCAGCGAACCATAGCTGGTACTCCCAATTGCCAATAATTTTTCCAGGACTAGTATCTCCTGTAGTATGACTATAAGATACAGTAGGATAAATCTTTTTTGCATCAACACCAAAAGGTCCTGTGTGAACTGAGTCTGGGAAGAATATTTGTGTTCCGTTAGCGTCCACAGACCACCTCCAGGGAGCTATTAAATCTACTTGCGAGTACAGAACAATTTTAGATTTTGCAAATCCATATGCTTGAGCTTCCACAAAGGTAACTTTGCTACCTCCTACAGTTTCTATATTCCCTGAAGAATCAGCTAATAAAGTAGTTCCAGAAGGAATAATATTACCCTCTGAATCCATAAATATAAAAGCATCTAGAGTAGTTTCTTTTGCCATAGCATAATTATTATAGTTAAAAGAATGCTTTAGTTTAGCTCTATCTTCTTCTCTCGTATCTACAATTGAAATATAATCTATAATACCAAACTTAGTATTTGTGCTACCCAAATCTATAAGCTCCACTACATAATTCTGATCAGATCTATGAACTTGATTATGCTCTTGGTAATAAGAAAGATGAGTTTTAATAGGTTGATTTAGAGTATTAAAATGGAAAGTAGTTTTTCTAAAGTCTCTTTCTTCCATATTTAATAAAACATCTTTGTCTGTAGTGGAAGCTAAACAAGCAGCACCAGAAACTTCATAGGTCTCTGAATAATCTAAATTATGTACTAAGTTTTGTCTGACATACTGAATAGCTGTAGTACCTGATACTACAGAAGAAGAGGGTATATATTTCCATTTACCATTAGGCATATAATTCCAAAATCCGCTCTTACCCTGCTCATCAAGCTCTGGAGCAGTATGCAACCACACCCCAAACGATCCTCCCCCCAGCAGGGGTGAATCTTTAGTCCCAATCGCAGCGTTTACATCTACTCTAAATGTATGTTCTGGGATTAACAGGTTGGTTGCCCCCCCATAATCCTTTACGCTGAATCTCAACCTAGATAAACCCCCGTCAGGCTCCGTAAGAATAATATTGTTGTTTATTAAATAGTTATCATCCCCTCGTACAGCAGTGCTAGGATCTAAATCTACTATAGTAAACTTGGAGGTTCCTGTAATAGAGTCCACAAACTCTACACCTGACAAAATATAAGGGTTCCTATATTCTGATACTTGGGCAGGAAGGGCACTAGGGGCAGTTGCGGTGATATTGGCTAAGGATACTAGATCCTTTACAGAGAAAGACTGTAAATCAATCAAATTCTTATTAAGTAATTGGGAACTAACTCCAATATCTACAGTGCCAGAGCCATCAACTGTAAATTTTCCATTATATAAAAGAGGTCCAAAAGTATGGGAAAGGATATTTAAGCCACCATTATCAATAGTGTCTATGGTAGAGTTTCCCACTCCATGACCAGCAAAGTACTGTAAGTAATCTAAAAATAATTTATGTATACCGTCTTTAGATCCCCTGCTCATAACTCTTTTGCCTAAAGCTACATCATAAATATCATCTAAAGTAAAATCGTATTTATCCCAGAGTATATTTTTAATAGCAGCAGACCCGTCCAAATAAGAAGAGGTGTCTAACATAAATTTATTTTTCTTTGCTATATAATTTGCTTCATAATCAATCTTACTATCTATAAATGAATGAAGGGCTCTGGAAAACTCTGGGGTCCTCTCCCTAGCTACATAATCATTACAAGTCCCAGAAGTTATATCGGTAAGTCCTCTAATAGGAAAGGTAGAGGATGCAGCTATACCACTCATTGTTCTCACCGAGTCTAGTCCCCAACACTCTGACCACACATCCAGGTTATATGGAAAAGAAGACACCTCATATAAATCGTAAGGATTAATAACCTTGTGGTAATTAAATATAAGATTTAATAGACCTAAAGGTTGATACTCCACATCAGTACCCTCTCCACTAGTATTAAAATAGGAGGGCATATTAAACCCTGTTCTGTTATAAAGCCCACCCTTTTCAAGAGTTTTAGAAAAATTTCTTCGTCGTAAATTATTTCTAAATAGGTCTCCAACAGGAGGGGATTCTGTGCCCGACCCAATTAAATTAATTTTATCATTAGGTTTATCTATGAAGCTTCTAGTGAACACTGGCTTACCTGTATGATTTACTGTAGCTCTTCCTGAGTTGGCGGGGGGTGTGTAACTGCTCCCCATAGTTCCTGGCACCCTTCTAATATCTACACCCGATACAAAGGATCCCCCTAAAGTTCCTGATACAGGTAAATCATACATCCAATACCTTACCGAAGGGCATCGGTATTCAGAAACCACCGCTGAATCAGAGGCATCTAAGTTTATCCTAATTCTAGGTATAGATTTAGCAGGGGAAAACTCATCAATTACAGCTAAGGATTGAAAGAAATCTTCTTTTAAAAACTCATCTGATAATAAGAATGTTCCTGAAAAAGGACCACTGGATACATCTACATCAAAATGAGAAGATTTACCATTCCATAAAGGGAAGTAATCATACTTATCAACTTCAAAGTTATTTATTATGGAATCTCTGTTAGGTGGTTGATGTATAGAACTTGTTAAAAAGAAAAACCCATTGTTATAAAACTTAGGATCTATACTACCTCTAATGGTATTATCCTCTATGAAACTTCTAAAAGAGGCTGCCACAGGCTGAGAAACACCTAAGCATACCAACTCATGTTCAAAGAAAGCGGCCAACTCTTCAGACATATCACAATCTTTATAGAACTTCTCTTCTTCCCAAGGAGGTATAGGAATCCATCTTCCTCTATAACTAAACATGAAGTCAGGATTGTTTGTATCAAACTTAAAATTCTTTACATAAAATAATTCTGGGAATAGCTGCACTGCCCTAAGCAACATATTATCCATGACATATCTTATATTAATATCCATGTAAGAAGGGTTATAATTCCCACCAGCATACATATCCCCCTCGGATTGAGTCCAGGAGGTAAAACTATCGAATACAGTAGTTTCAGTTTTTAATAGATAATAAATAAGGTTAGGCACATAGGATTCATAGAACTCTGATATACTAGAGGACTGAAAAGGGGTATTAGGCAATACCGTAGTCATCGCATTATAAATTCCTTCCTTAGTTCCTTTTTGTTTATATAAATTTACTGCATTTCGTAGCTGTCTTCTCCAGGCATCTGGGCTAGAGCCATATAATCTCCATCCAATTAAATCACCCAGATAAGGTAATAGGTTATCTGGACATTTCTCTATATCAAATATTGAGGCTAACTTAGTAACACTATTATTTGTGTCATAAAAAGAATAAGAAAATGCTTTAATAAGTTTAGAGAAGGCTCCAGCCTGTTCTTCCCCAGTTAGAAGCGTCCCATTATCCATATAATCAACAAAGGCATCTTCTACATAAGTATCTCCCTCATCTGCATACTGATTACTATAGACTATATCTACTAAAGTCTCAAGCATATCCCTAGTCTGTGTTCCGCTAGTATATGTGCCTCCAGCGGGGCGAAGAAGAGAGGGGAGTAAAGATGTAAAGGCTCCCGCTCCTAAGCCTGACAGGTCTGCCCAATCATTCCATATATAATGGGATGCCCCCTTTACCCCCTTTACTGTATCAAAAGTACCGTTATTAAAATATAAATCTGTTAGTGCCTCAGATACATAGGAAGATGGAGAATAAGAGCTAGTAGTGGATCCAGAGGTATTTAAGAAGTATCCCCACCCCAATAAGTTTATTAAGTACTCATGGGTTCCTGAAGCAGTAGTAGAGAACGCACTAGAAGTATCCACCGCTAAATTAGAAGAGTTTAATTTAATTTTGGGTAATACTGTGTCTTCTAAAAAAGATTTAAAGGATGCAGAGGTGGTATAATTTGTAGTGTCGTATCCTAATGGTTGAAAAAAACTTAACTCTAATTTTCTAGCAGTTATCTCTGTTAAATTATTCTGCTTAATAAACCAGCGAGATAGGCCAGCGATACTATCAATATCCGAAAAGTTATTAGTAGCAGATATATCAAGAAGGTTCCTAGTATACAAACAAAACTTAATGTGGCTATTGATTAGCTCATCATATAAAGTCCTTTGATTACCGCTCAGAGCGAAATCTTTTTCAAAGTATACCTTGGGGATTACTTGTGATATATTATCAGAGTATGTTCTTTTATATAACTTTTGTTTAGACATAATTAATATTTACAACTAAGTTATTCAATTGTATAACTTCATTAAACCCTACAGTAATATTCTCGTCAAAATTATTAATCTCTGCAAATCTAACTTCAGGGATACCAAAAACAGTTTTCATTAAATCTGCGAAAATTATTGAATCCCCGAAATCTAACGCATCAGACATAAAATACTCCCTAACACTTTGAGATACATTTGCTACTATACTCTTCTCTAATCCTTGCAAAGACCTATCCACATGAGCCGTTATTATTAAATCTAAAGTTCTTATAAGACCATCAGAAATAACTACATCGTCTGTTACCATTTTTTTAGGTTCAATGGCTGTAAGCAGACCATTCTTAAAAGAAATAGATGCTTTTTGTAATTGAGTATCTGTAGCTTTCTCCAGAACAAATATATCAATTATGTTAGCGGAGCTAAAAGCTTTTCTAGTAGAGGCTACAGCCTTAGCAACAGACCCAGCAGGACCCACATAATTACTAGCAAAAGAAGTGTAATCCTCTAAGGAGACTAATCTATCCTGTTGCTTAAAGGATAAGGGTCCATACTTCTTAGCATGAGCTACGGTCTCAGCTTCAGACCCCCCTGTAGACATTTGGGATTGTGTAACCCTTAGGCTACTAGGACTAGCATTATAAGTAGCTCCTTCAAGAATAGAATTAATAAATGCATTAGGTACATTTCCTCTAGTCCCACCCCCTACTCTATAAGTAACTATATAGGAAGAATTGGGTGTTGGGGACTTTCCATTACTACCATCTCCGAAAACTAATTTAGCTTTGTAGTTATCTAAATAAACTACTTGAAATATTTTATCATTAGTAGAAGAAGCTTGATAGATGTTCTCAACCTGCCTATAAGCTCCTGAAGTAGTGCTATTCACCCCACTCACAAATACTTGAACACTGTTTTGTATAACAGGTGCTTCATTTAAAATTATAGATTGGGCTACTCCTACATTAGAAAAGGTTCCTGTTTGGGTAGCAAACGCGCCCTCCAACATAACTGCTTCCCAGGTACTACTACTATCTCCTACCCAATTAGTTTGATCAAATACAATGTCTGCGTTAGTATTAGTTAGGTTAGGTACTATACCATTAGTAGCCTTATATAAAGTAAAGTTTAAAGGTTGTTGGTCCTGAGGAGAAGTAACAGTAATCACACGGTTAGCAGTAGGGATTACGAGATCCTCATCAAGAGTACCTGTTTCCCCCTCTATAGATAAGTTAGCAGTAGCTTGCGCCGAAGTAGGCCCTTTCATCGAGACCCCCACTAACTGAAATAATTTTCTTACACTATCTCTATCCTTAGCTGTTTGTAAAAAGTTTTCATGAGCAAGCATGTCTGCCTTCATAGACATAACGGTTCCCATGTACGCAACTAACTCAGCTAACATTAGCCCCAAATCAGACTCAACGAAGTTATTATAATCTAAAGGATAAACAAGTTTAATATAATTAAGAAGAGCAGTACGCAAGGATGCGAAATCGGTAGCTGTGAAATCTACTAATGTTGATTTTTCATTATCCACAAAAGTTACCAATTTCATGAAATCAGAACCTACATCTGTAAACGGTACAGTTTGGCTAGAAGTTTTATCAATCATATTACTATATCAACATCTAATAGTTGGTCTCCATTTTTAGGCATTACAGTTAACTGTATTTTCATCCCTGGCATACCAAAACCAGTTAAGTTCTCATCTTGAAAAAACCTTATACTCATAACTTTAATATTAGAAGCGTAAGTATTAATAGCAGTAATTACCTCATCTGCAAGATCAGATGCTAAATCCTCGGTTAAAGGTTCGAATAAATATTGTTTTAATCCAACTCCATAATCAGGTAACATTACCCTCTCTCCTAGATCAGTAAGAAGTAGTTGCGTTAATTGGCCTTTTATTAAAAAGTTATTGGTTGCCTTATTAAAATAGGGCTGTCCTGCAACCCCACCAGGAGGCCAAGATAATCCAGTAATATTCTTAACCGAAGTTTCAATAACATCTCTTTGTACCTGGGGAGAGGGGAGTTTTCCGTATAAAGCCATTATAAATCTATATTTTCGAAGAAGGTTTTCTGATGAGTGTAATTAGTTAGAACCTCATTATTATCTAGAGCTTTTGAATAAATCTTTAAACTTCCTACATACCCATTATACGAACTTATTAGTCCTGCGCCAGGATCGAGGAATCCTCCAGACGAAGTATCTAGATTAACTGGTCTTCCGTCCGTCCAACCTCCTCCCACTATCCACGGAGTAAAGAAAGTATTGTTTAGAGGTCCTGTATCAAACAAGTCTACTCCAGCTTTTTGGTTTACAGTACTTTCTTTATACTCAAAGCTACTTGTAGTGCTAGTTCTTGGAGATACAAAGGTAGGTACTTGTGGAGAGCCCCCTGAGTCTTTTCCAAACAAAGTAGATAAAACTCCCGTCTTAATTAAAGACCCATTAACATATAACAAAATCTTATCTGTCTTAGGATCACAAACAATACTTATATTAATAAATTTATCAATACAGTCCTCTAAACTATTTCCATCTACTGTAGTCTTATCCGATACCACAAATTTAAGAATTTCCGAGTCGGTAGTCTCACACCCAAAACCCTTTGCAAACCCAACAGCACTTCCATTATATGAACGGGTGGGGGCTATAAAGAATACTGTAGATGGTGTACCTATATTTAAAGTTCTATCACTACCTGTATCGTAGTAAGAAATTCCTAAAGTACCGCTCACTCCAGAGGCACCCCCGAATGCTGGACCCGAAGTAGTAAGACCAGAGGTATATAACCAAACATTAGCATCGTGGGAAGAAGCTGTATATCCATCCCCAGGATATTTCAGTGAAAAGTTTATTGAACTACCTGCCCCTACGGAGAAGGTTCCACTAGCTTGTTGAAATGCGATAGGCTCCCCAAAGCTATAAGTACCATTAGAAGAAACATGCCATGTACCAGTATCCCCTGTTGTGTATCCATGAGCTAGTGGAGTAGCAGAAACTGGGGCTATACTATCCACAATAGCCCCAAAATTTTCTCTAGGGTTAAAATCATTAGATCCAGGTACTACCGCACTTCCATCATAATACATTCTAGGGTCTCTAGACCACCCCATAAGAACTCCTTTAACAAACTCCGAAGAATCTGTTAGAGTTATGGAAGAAGCAGCATCAGCAGCAGTTATACCCCCTGTATTTTCGCACCCTAAGAGTACCCTATAGTAATGAGCGTTTGCCCATTTACCAGAAGAAGAACTTAAATTGAAATCAAAAGCACTAGTTTCGTAAGGATGCTCCCAAAATCCTCCTTCTTGTTGATGTAACCCAGGCATATAAGTCCAAAAATTAATAGTTGCACCACTAGTTGAGTACAATAAGTCTCTATACTCATTGGAATCAGGAAGCCTAACATAATTTCCTGCGTCTGCTATTTCAAAATTAGAGTTATTAAATGTCTCCCCCGCTAAACTATAGTTAATATCGGGTTTATCCAAACTAACCATACCGTTTAAATACGGAATACCCAATCCTTTTTGGAAAAGTAGTGGGGGGGAAGTGCTAACTGTCTGCGCTCTGTTCTCTACACCTAATGCATTACAATTTATAGTATTAAATGTTGTGGATTCTGGTGTTTGAATGTTAACATCTGTAAAATTGTAGACTGCTATAAGACCTTCTGTAGTAATTCCCGTTACTAACGAAAGTACTGGGGCTTGTGTTTCTAATTCTTCTCCGTCTATAGTACTCCCTGCTCCTATGGGGGCAACCATCAAAGGAGTTATGACTACATTTTGTGTACTTTCATTAGCTCTAACAAATTTAGGTACTATTGGTAGTACAACCCCACTCACTTCCCCATGATCAAAGGATAAATTCTTCTGTTTAGCCATCTCTATGTTGAGATTTATAGAACTAAGGAAGGAAAAGTTGTTAATAGGGACTTCCCCTGGTTGATAAACCACTGTAGATCCGTATAAATCAGGTGTTTTAACTGCTACTTCAATCTGCTTCTTCCTTTTATTGATTTTTCTAGTAAAAGAAGCCCCTTCTGAAATTATTTGCTGCTCATAATTAAGATACATCGCAGAATCAGGCCCATAACCGCTTAATCTAAGATCTTTTAGGTTACTATGAATGTCATCTAAGCGTTTATTCTTCTGAGAAATTAAAACTTGAAGAAAATGGTCAGCAGTATAGTAAACTTTGATAAAATCCGACTCATCTATGTTGTTTATATCAAAGATAGTGTCAACATACCTTCCTAAATCCTCTAAAGAGTAACTACCTCCTCTTCCACCAAGGTTGGGAGAGTGATCTAAGGTCCATTTCTCAGCCGCAGGAACAAACTGTAGGTCTGCGGTGGTGGGAACCTCCTCTCCGTCAGCATAAGTTCTAGTTTGTGAGTCATAATAAAGACCATCAACAGATAACAAGAACTGACCTTGCTTGGATTGAGGGGGGCCGAAATCAAGTCTGAAAATAGGACCTTCATCAATCTCAGACTCAAACAAAGGCTCTAATGAAGGGTCTGCTGCACGATCCATTAAAATCTTATTAATATACTTTTGTGTAGTCGTACAATCATCCAAAAAATCGTTCGCTACTTTTACCTGCATCTCGTACATAGCCAATTGCCCAGGGGAAACCGCTAAATCCTCTGGACCATCGACTACTGATCTATTCACCCCTCCCTTCATCCAATCCTCAAAAGATCCTACACAATTATTAATAGCATCTAATTGGTCACCAAAAGACTGAGCAAGCGCACCTCCCACAGCAAGCACACCCATGACTGTACCAACACCAGCAGCTAAAGTGGACGCGACTCCATCTACACCATTCCTAGAGCTATCTGATATAAATTTTAATTCTCCTGTTTCGGAATCATACTCAAGAATACCAAATTTTTGAAATATAGCTTTACTAACATTAGCAATTGCGCTCCTTGAGGCTTGCATACCCTCCGCAAGGGCACTATCAAAGGCTAGAAGTACAGGCCCAGGAAGTAAAGCTAAAAGATCAGCACCTAAACCGAGAATACATGTAGGCATCCCAAACTGGGTTGCTATACCAGTCATAGGGTTAGATAATAGATTTGGATTATAATTTATAGACATAGTAGTTTATATTGGGACCGAAGGCCACTGCTCTTCATTATTTAGTGTTTTTAGTTCTGGGGGGAGACCCATGGGGATAACAGGATTAAGTTCAACAAGACCTAAATCTCCTGGAGGAGGAGTTGGTGGAGGATAAGAGGCAGCCCAGGATTGAGATAAAATACTACCTCCTGAAATATTTACATGCCCAGCAGCATTTATGTTAAAATTTCCACCGCAATTGAAGTCTATGTTTCCCGCTGAAAATACTTGTAATCCTCCACTACCAGCCCTAATCTGAACTACACCCATAAAATTAGAGGCATCTATAAAAATTCCTTTAGGCAATAATGGGTTCTGGATAACTTCGCTTACACCCTTAGTACTAATATTCACCGAATTAGAATAAGATGTAATATTTACCTGCCCCTCATTAGGATTGAATGGATCATAATTAGATGCGCTATTCTCTATTGAGACCTCACTACCCCCTACTGTGGCTATAGAAATATTTCCTGTCCTAGATCCTAAATTAAGATTGCCTTCTGTTTCTAGTGTAGAAGATCTAGGGCCATTTATACCAGTATAGTCATCACCAGTTATAATTAACCCATCGTTATGCTCATTCTGAAATGTCTGAAAATCTCCATTATCAGCCATTAAGAGTATTTTCTTCGTCATACTCTGTAAAGTAGTTCTCCAGCCTAACTTATCTTCAGATGCTGAGTCGTTAATTTGCAACTTAGCACCACCAGAAGACTTCATCATTACTCCCCAGGGTCTAGTAGAGAGTTCAGTAAGTTCTTCTGATCCTAGAGTACTAGTATAGGGCTGTTTACTTACTCCAGTAATCTTAGCTTCGTTATCAGCACCTTCTTCAAAATTTATTCCAGGAATAGAACCAAGATAAAACCATTGGTGTGCATTCCAAGCTCTAGCTACTAAAATATTAGACCCTTCTGTTGGTACAGCATACATACCAGCAAAAGTAGAATTTTCATTTCCTTCAGGGGGGCTATAAAAAGGGGTGGTGTAGTGAACTGGGAATTCCTCAGGATCATTAGGCCAATGGCATGACATAGTTCCTGCTTTATATGGATCAGAAATATCATCCACTATAGCTACTTTTATAAATTCATCTGCCATTATATTATTCCTTCTTTACGCTAACCCTGTGTCTCCGTCAATATCAAATTCAAATGTCTGGGAAGGGTCCACACCCCATTTTGGTATAGGATTAATATCAGTTGAACCCCTTTCTTCTTCTGGTGCTATATCAAATCCTCGATCATAACTACTTCCTTTTTTACCCCTAGGTAAGGTATTTTTAAATATATAAAATTCAGAATACGCTTCTCCACCGTTTAGAACATGTCTCCATCCCGTAATTTTATACAGTCCACTATAGGTAGTATTATAGAGTGCTTTTTTGGTATCTCTACTAGTTAGTATAGGACTTTTAAAAATATTTACTACACATTGTTGCCCTAACAATGATAGATCGGAGAGATGAAACATAGGAACTGTTTTTATAACTCCTCTTGTGCCCCCCATTATAGCTGTCTCCCAAAAAAATCTTAAATATGTTCGTAGAGCTAGTTTTTTACCATCCTCGTTGTCAGTACTGTTTAGTCGTGGGAGAGTGTACCCTTCTTCACTTGGGGTAGCTATAATATCTACTATATTTTTAGTAATTTCATCTAAATCAAACCCTCTGCCAGTTGCAATTAAAAAATCTGCTCCTGTGTAAGATTCTGCTAATTTCTTTAATTCTTCTTTTATATCTAACCCCAACCAGAATTTATCCTCAGGTGTTGGAGCGAGTAGGGGGGCATTAAATTTTAATGCAACAGTAGCTTGAGCAGCTTGATCCAACGAATAAGATAAAATATTTGAATTAGGAGTATTGGATTCAAATACAGGTAGTGGTATGGCTGACTCGGTAACCCCCAGTATTCCTGTTATAACACTTTGGGCAAGACCCCCCAGGTTAAATGCCCCTTTCTTCCCTGGAGTTAGTTGGGAATAAGGATCAGTGAGGTGTTCGTTTTTATTTTTTAATTGCCAAGAACTAGGAAGTCTAGTATGAAATAATTTATTAGTTATATACTCTTTAATTGCTGTTTTGTATTTATCTGTGGTAGGGGTCTCTGCTGGTAAAAGAACTTTTAGTCCACCACCATACATTTCCATCTGCATAATAGATCTTTCAGCTAAAACATATAAAGGAGCATCAAGGGTTTTTATTGCATACCCATACCTAGTATAAGAATCTTTTTGTAACATTTGCAATATTTTATAATTAGACTCTGTGTACAAACCGTAGTCTAAAGACATTGTATGCTTTTTACCTACTTCTGCATAAAAATCGTCAAAAGGTTTCATAAAATTATTATATTGATTTTCGCCGAGCGTAATCTCCATATATTTCTCAGAAATATTAATAAAAACAACCTCTTCTTTCTCTGGTTTTTCTACCTTACTAGCTTTTGGTTTCGCGGCTTTTTTCGCTCCAGGTTTGGGTGCCTCCCGCGCCTTTTTCTGTTCTTCTTTTCTTTTTTCTATTTTCTCTTCTTTTTCTTCTTCTGTTTTTTTTCCTTTGTTTATTGTTTCTTTTTTGTCTACAGGTACCATCTCCCTTGTAACATTAAAACCTAAAAGTGCCATATGTTTTTCAAGATTTGACATAAAAGCATGATTCACACGCGCTGATCCACCAGATGTATACTCTGGTATATCTAATAATAATTTTGGTACTATATGAATAAAATTAGTTATACCAAAAGCTTTAGCCCACTTTCTGTGAGTCTCTCCTATAGCAGCCTGTATATCCCGCGTAGAAATATTAATACTAGGAGGATCAGTACCCTGTGATTTTGTTTTTATGGACCCTATTCTAGTACGAGTTATGTGCCTAACCTTAGGAGGAGGAGATGTAATTGGATTGTTAAATAATATCTGGTTGTTAGCGGCTTCTAAAGTTATATCAAAAACAATATCAGCTACAAAAGTTAGTTGTAGTATAGGAATTCCATGATCTTCAAAAATGTAGTCAGCATAGCGTAACATGCATATAAAAGGTCCAGCCCAAAGGCTCGTATCAGAACCAACACCATACGCTACATAGAATTTAAGATTCTCATTAATAAACTTAGCTTTATCTATCTCTGTAGCAATTAGTTCTTTAGCTACAAACTCATCAATAACTTCAGCAGCGGCTTCTTTGCCTTTATCAGGCTTAGGACCGCTGACCTGCGCTGCTGCCGCTGCTGCCGCTGCTGCCCGTTCAGCCTCTACAGCCTTCAGATGCTTATCCTTAGACTCCAATTCTTTTAGTTTTCTTTGTCTTTCAAGCTCAAACCTAGTTGTTTGTAGATAATCTTTTTCAAATAACTTATTTATTACTTCCCCATGGGGGTCAGCTATTCGAATACCTAATTTCATTTTTTGACCCGACCCTAGAGAATGCTCCAATCCTAAAAAATCAGTATTTGATCCGTCAAATAAGAATGTACCCTTTTTTAAATTCTTTTTAACTACTAAATCTTTTACAAGTACTCTTTGTAAGTCGGTCCTATCCGTAGAAAGGGCTATACTAACCGTTTCATGAGGTAAAGGACTTAGATCTGTAGCAACTCCCTTTCGTAATTCAGGTCTACTCACTACAAACCCTCCACAACAGGTATTAGCACTCTATCTCCAGAATTAAATCCTTCAAAAGGATCTGATATATTATTAAATAACTGAATATACCACCAAAATTCTGAAGTATCAAAAAAGATATTAGATATTTTATCAGGTCTATGTTCTACTGTAGGAATACAGTGTGCCTTTTGGTATGGGATACCCCCAGGAATTTGAGTTATAACTTGTTCTATTTCAGTATTAATAGAAGTAGTGACATGCACCCCTTTATGTGTTATAGTTTTGCCACCGTAGTCATATCTAGATGGATAAGATTGGTATGTGCCAATTTTAATCATTAGTGGGCCTTCCAAGGGTCTGTAGTTAGCCCCGTATTTGAATTAATAATATACTCCCACCCAGCTAGAGCATCTCTTTCAACTTGAGTGGCAGTACCTCCACTAGACCATTTACCCATAGTTCTAGCTTCCAATAAAGACATATTAATTTTTATAATCCTGGGGAGTAGGGTACGCTTATCATATCCTGCTCCAACCTCTGCCTCTATACTGTAATTAGTACATATACATGGAATATTTTCATACATCTGCCCAAAAAATAGTCTTACAAGTGGTGGACCATATCTAGGCTTCTCTGAATTATTAAGTACAGTAGATCTAATAGCTACAATATAATCAGTAATTAAGTTTATAATCTTTCTTTGTTCTTTTCTCGCCCGAGAATTTAGATTTTGCATAGGAGATTGTATTCTTTGGAATTGATATAAAGCCCTTTCTTCCGCAGGTAATAGGTCATCATAAAGTACATCGTATTTATGTGCCCCATCCTGATCAGTACTGATAGCTTTTTTAAAGTTCAACATGGCTTCCATATCCTCCCCTTTAGATACATTAGGGTAATTAATATTAAGATACCCAGGTGTTAAACTATAAAGGTGAGGAAGAGTAATATTAAAAGAGAGAT